TAGCTTGTATAAGCCAGCCACCTGACCCTTGGCCTTGAACAGAAATTAAATCTCCTGGAAGACAAGAGGGGGGCAATGAAACAATTGTTTGAGAACTATTCGATGTTATATAGCCATTTCCAGCCATTGCAGATTGGGTTGTTCCAGAGACAACAGACCAAACAACGCCGCCACCACCTGTGGAAGAGCTTATAATAATCTCATTTATTCCAGGAGTTATACTTATTCCAGATCCCGCAGTGAGAAGAGCTGCCTGGGGGGTTGAACCTGTTGCGCCAATAATGACTTGACCATTTGTCATCGAGCTTGACCATGTCGGCACACCAGATGAATTTGTGGTCAAAACACTACTATTGGCCGTTGCTAACCCAGCAATAACATTTGAAGATGAGCTGTATAGTAACTGACTTATAGTTGTCGTCGTTGGATACGTAGCCGTACTCCAAGATGGCGCCGTAGAACTCCCTGATAAGAGGACCTGGTTCGCCGTAGCTGTTCCAGCAAGAATTGCGCCAGTGGATGTGCCGCAGTAAAAAATACCCCCATCAGAGGGGCTTAGAGAGGCACCTGTCCCACCATTAGCTAACGACAAGGGAAGTACAGGTAAAGAACTCTGAAGGGCTAATATACCAGATGTATTGGGCAAATCGACTGTTGCAGACCCTGCTGCAGCTTGAGCTTGTAATAAAACCTGTCCGCTGCTAGCGCCTGGAAAGGTAACTGAAGCTACATTTGTAATATTTTCACTGGAATCTATAGATACGCTATTAACAGAAATACTCCCGCTTCCCTTACCTCTTAAAGTAAGACCAATATTAGTATCTGTTCCTTGAACCGATATAGAAGGAGAAGTAGAGGTAACTGCATTCTCGATGGATATATGGTTTATTGCGCCAACACCCGGAGATGTATACCCTAGTAAAAAATTGCCGCTCGCATCCTGTATTCCAGTTCCTGGGAAGGTAAATTGATAATTGCTTCCAGCTCTAAGACCAACGATGATATCGCCTACTTGGCAATCATTACCGACGTTAAACTGGCTAAATTTTATATCGGCCATCCGTTGGCCTCCAATTAGTTAAATTAGTTAGGGGTTCCTAGAGCGAAAAAGTTTACGCTCACATTTGTCGTAGCCGTACTACTGAAGAAGTGAATCACATCTCCCGCTACAACTTCTCTACATAAAGGATAGTCTTCAGTTAGCAATTCCGACGTAGTAGCTGCAAATGTACTTCCACCAGGAGCTGCTGCCGTAGCATTTAGGGCTACCCAGACTTGGCCAGCTGGCATACATTTTATAACTGCTTTATATCGTGGCGCTGTTCCGGGAACTATAAGACTTGTATCGCTCGTTATAGCTAAGGTTGCACTGTATTTTAAGTTAGAAAACCTAAGTCCAAAGTCTGTAATGGTTTGTTGAGCTATGTATGGGGTAATCATTTTAAATCCTTTTATCGTTAAGCTATGTAGTAATTATACCACTTTATCAATCCATAATCGTTTTCCAGTCTCCTGGCATTTTATCCATGTTTTTCCGCGTCTTGCTTCAGAATTCTTTTTAAGAACATCTCTATTAGATTCGGCTATTTTTAGCTTTCTTTCTTCAGACATAGGACCTAATTTTCTTCCTTTATTTGCTAAGCTCAGCTTCTTTTTTACTTCATCAGTTTGAGGAATACCCTTATTCCAGGGTCGTTGACCTTTATGAGCTTCACTTAGTACTTTTCTTTGTTCTATTGTCATTTTTTTACCGGTGTTCCATGGTAATTTGCCTTCTCTATGTATCTTAAAATGACATGACGAACATACAGTCAAGCCATTATCTAACTCATATCTTAAAGAAACATCGTGATCCCATTCTACAATATGGTGTGCGTGCAAATTATTCTTAGAACCACACTTTTGACATTCATATCTATCTCTTTCAAAAACCGAAATTCTCCAAGAAACATATTTTTTTGCTTTTGTATCTCTAAAACTATTCACTTAATGCTCCTAAAAATGGAGCATTATATCACTACACAACTAAAATTAGGCGATCACTCCGAGCCGTGAGTCAGCTACATAGTGAAAATTAATATATGTCTCATCTGTACCATCCTGAACACTCCCAATATTTTGAACAACATCAGTCGCATTGGAAATATAACAAGTTGCAAAATTCCCATTTCCTGTTTGCGTCCATCCTGCGGCAGCCGCTCCTACCGTTATGTCTCGTGGATAACCTGATTTTATCGCACCGTCGAAGGAAAAGGTTAGAGACACTTTACCGGATGCGTTTAATGTTGCTGGTGAGTATAGAGTAACTGTAGGCGCTGTTCTTTTTGTGTTTTTATAAGTTATCCCGAACGATCTTAATGCCACCTCAGTATGCGTTCCATCCGTAGTAGGCGCTGAACCTTGTATAGCAAACAATTGTCCCGCATTGCTAATGCTTCCCGGTAAAACACCAATATTATAGCTTTTCTCATAATAGAATTGGCATTTAGACAGGGTATCTGAGAATGATAAGGGAGCAGGTCTTGTAGGAAGGTCGCCCTTATTCAACGATATAGAGCCCACATTGATAACAGGAATCGTCGTCCAAGCAAAAGTAACCACCATAGCGAACTTATTCGTGTCGTTAAATTGAGCGGACTGCGTTATTTCCCATCCAGAGAACTGAATATCATTGTTGACCGTTGGGTTGTTGGCAGTTAACTGGGCTCTTGGCGTGTCTAATCCGCTTCTAGGGATGATTGACCATCCAGAAGCAGGACCACCATAATTACCTAAATTATCAAGGCTCCCTATCATCGATGGTAATATTGGAACCGTTGACGCTGCTGTACCCACATATAGATACACCTTAACATTTACAACGCCAGCCGCAGCCGCTAAATAGGCCGATATATTGGTGCTAAGGCGCGTGAATAGCATCTCTTTAGCTTCTGCTAAGGTTAGATATTGGATCATGCACAAAGCATCATTAGCGGACGATGGAGTAAATTGAATGGCATTAGTAACTGAGTTTCTAGCGACGGCCACGTTTCCTACAACGCTACTACAAATAGTTTGGTCCCAAACATACGCAGGCGTACCTGCCGTTATGGTCTGAACTGAGCCAAATTGAGCAGGATTCAGGGCAAAATCCCATCCAGTTAACAAGCTAGGTATCGGCGACCTTGTAACTCTTGGAAGATAATAGCTTCCCTGGAGAGCTTCATCTCTATTGGCAGAAGCTTCATCATAGGCAAAATTAGCCGCAGCTACAGCGTTGAATGTGGGAACTACCTGGATACTGCTAATTTGAACGTGCGCATTGATCGGAAAGGATATATAGATATCTACATAGCCACTTGTTCCTGAATTCGTATCATCCGATACGGGAATAGCAACGCCACTAGACCCATTGTAAGTTATGAAATCCGATGATGCAGGTACGATTTGATCAAAAATGCTTATTAGTGTATTGGTTCCTGACGAAGCATTGTAGTACATCTGTATTGATGTATCTTGAGAGGTGACGTTCTTTGCCGTCAAACTCGTAGATAAAAATATATTTTCAGCTGATGTGCTCGTCCATAAACCTGAATTCCTATAAAACCTTTGTACTAAGTAGCAAGGCGATACACCTGAACTAACTTGTATATCTAATGCATACGGAGGGCTTGTAGGGGCTTGAACGATGCCCGCTATTGCCATTCTTTGAACGGTAATGGTTCCGGAGCCAGATGCTAAGAAATACCATTCAGGAGCAACAGCGAAGGTCTGGTTTGAGCCAGAGACTGTAAACATGGTTGTAGGTGGCGTTAATCCTGGAACATAGTTTATTAGAACATTTGTGAACTGAGGGTTAGCTATTTGGTTTTGAACCGGAAGCGTCGAGTCTGAAATTATTTCATTTGCAATAATTCCATTTGGCCAAGCTTCTCGCGTGAACTGAACCACACCATTTGAGTCAGTAACCTCTATGTAATATAAGTCAGGTGTTAAACCATCGGCTAACCAAGGATAATAATATATAACAACATTATCTCCACCCGCGTCTTGAACAGTGCCTATTGAACTTAATTCGATGGGGTTTGGAAGAGCAACATAAGTATAATCAGGGGGCGAACCTGTCAGTTGATATACTGTCTTTGGTGTTATTCTAGAGGCGTCTCGAAAGAAATATATAAAACCACCAGCTAAAGGTAAGCCAGACGACTTATCAAGGAATGCCTCTTCTAAGGGCCCATCGGTTATATAGTGCGGATCTAGTGCCATTATTCTACGTCCTCATATTCAAAGTCCATTTCATCCTCTTCCGGGATGGATTCATTATATCTAAAGTTAATATTTAACTTAGGATTAGCGGCCGTTTGAGCAGATGCTTTTCCTAATAGATCTATGAACTTAGATATCCTTTTCTCAGTTGGAGTCGCCTTTTTGGCTAAATCCTCTAATTTTTTTTCCCATTTAGGATTCGTTAGCAATTCAACCGCATTCTTATCAAACTTACCAGCGGTTAAGGCTTCTTTTAGTGAAATCATCAATGCGCCCATATCATTTCGGGGTTTTGTCATACTTGTCTTTTCTAAGGCGCTTGCGCTTCTCGCTGTAGGAGTGGTTATGATGTTCTTAAATGCCTTCCTCATATCTTTTAGTCTTTGTTGAGCCTCAGGAACCCCGCGAAGGTTTTTTTGAAGCTTTTCGAATTTTTCTTTATCCTTAAGAACGTTATACATATTCATACCGGTCATTTCTTGTTTATTAAATGCCTTTTGTAAACCTTCTCTGGTTTTTTGCCTTTCTGCTAAGTATCTAGCTTCTTTGTAACTATCTACCTTATCTAGCTCCTTTAATAGGGATTTTCTAGCATTTTTTATAAGGCTTGCTTCTTCTTTTGATGCGTCTTTACTAACTTTTGAAACCTTATCATCCAGAGAACGTTTTATTGTATCCCAATATTCCAGACTATTGGGGTCTACATTTTTCAACTTTTCCCTAAATGCGGCCTTCTTTTCAACAGATTGTTTTGCTTTCTTTATAATTTCATTTTGACTAATCTTATCTGAAAACTCTTGAGGTACCTTATGCTTATAAGATTCTTTGTAAAGAGCTTTCATTATAGGTTTTTGTTCTTTTTTGTTGTATATATTCTCAAATAAATCTTGGATAGAGCGGCCTTCGGAAGCTAGTCTAGATTGACCACGGCCATACAGTTCGCGAGCACCTTCAGGCGTACGACCAATATTCCCCTGTTGAGCGCCTAGGAATGGATTTCCAGATGATTCTGCTGGTGTTAAATAATCCAATCCTAACCTTTCAGCGGCTTCCATGGCCGGTTTATATTCTGAGCCTTCTAATCCAGATCTTAAGTCTCTTTCAAATTTGGAGGTAGGACCACCTTTGAAACCCAAATAGGCTCCCCCCAGGGCAGCTGGTAAGGCCGTGTACCCTCCATAGGGGGCGTTATGAGCAGCAAGCCCAGCTAGGCCTCCAGTTGCTGCGCCCATCCCTAATCTTCCAGCCAATCTTGCATATGGGTTAGCTGATTGAGCTACTTGAGCTAATCCGGATATAGGGCCAGCTATTCCTCCGGCTGTTAATGCACTTTCTTTTGCTGTTTCTGGATTAAATGCAGCTGCAACACCGCCTTGTGATAACGCGTTACCTAAAATGCTCTGGCCATATTTAGCTGCCGTTGGAATTTTTTGGAATGCTTTGGCTAAGCCAGGTATTTTTGATAAGGCTCCCACAAGCGGCACTTCTGGAACCAATACTGATGCAGCTAACTCAGGCCCATGCCTAAGAAGCCCCTTCAATAATCTTTCTCCACCAGTTGCACGTCCTACATCCTCAGGATTCTCATAAGATAGGGGCCCCTTAGATGGCGTTTCAGAAGATGGTGCTTGGGATTGTTGTGGCATATTTTTAGCCATGAATTGATTAACAGCTATCATAACTTCATCTTCTGGCATATCATCTGGAAGTTCCAGCTCTATTCCATTCGGCAACTCAAATATTTTAGGCATTTACCCATGCTCCATTAATGTACTTGAATCTTTTGACAGGATTTGCCGATTTGTTTTTATCTTCGCCAATCATGCTTGGTTGCTGCTTCTTCAATGCTTCTGCCATAGCTCTTTGTTTTTTTAACAACTGCATATTGTTTTCTTTTTGATCACTGGAATTGAATTCTTTTGTATCCTTCAATGCGTTCCTGTAAGTCTCAGTTTCAGATTGCAGTATATTTTTAAAGCGATTAAATTTTTTCAAAGCTACTTCTGGATTATTTGCCCATGTTGCCGGATTAACCATTTCAGCTAGCTGTTCCTGAACTTGTGGCGTTATGGAGTCACCATAGAATTGTCTGATTTGTTTTGACAAGAGCTTGGCGCCCGTTAGCGCATCTTGATATTTGATATATTCTTTTGTTGCGTTTCCAGTGGCAGCTTTCAGTTTGTCGACCTGAAGCTTGGCTTGTCCTTTTACACCACCATATTGAACCAAATCTTTAGGATTAATATTGTCTAGGGTTTTGTCGACATTTGATGCAAATAAAGCCCTTTTTCTGGCGTCTTGATCGGATATTTGTTTTTGACGTGATAACTGATATCTTCCAAGGATGGCTCTTTTTTCATCTGGAGATATATCCTGACGATTCAGTATGTCAGATATCTCCATTTCTGTTTTTCCGAGTGCAGTTGATGCCCTTTTATCTGTAGAACCAGCCAATGTCTGCCTGTAATGATTTAAAACATTAGATGCATCCAGGTCAGCTTGATATCTTTTTGCAGCGTTCTTGTATACTTCGCTATCAGCTCCAAATTGTTGCTTCAAAAGTTCTAATCCGAAAGCTTCTCTGGCAACGCCACTTAGTTGTCCTCCAAAAGGCATATTTGATTGTTGTTCCGCTGCTTTGGCCCTAGCAATCTTATACATTAAATCTGCTTCTTCCTGTTGAGATGTAAATGGCGTCTTCATTTGAGCCTGCTGAACATTTTCCCTTTGCAGCGCATTAGCCAATGCCATCTGTTCCCTTTCGCCCATTAGCTTTTGAGGAAGATTATAAGTATTCATACCTTCTTGGAGGTTTTTAGCAAAATTAGCAGCCCAAGGCTTTCCTAAGGGATCAATGGCTGCAAAGTTAATTGGCTGAAATGGCATTCCTTGCCTCCTTAGAATAAATTAAATCCATTTGCATTAGAGGGTTGGCTTTTAGGCTGATTCCACCACCAGTCTCCATTGGCATTCTTTGAATCCCTGATCAGTTGACCAAACTTATTTAGATCAAATCCACCCTTGTCGCCTCCTCCATAACCGCCTGAAAAACCACCTAGAGCCCCTAAAGCAGCCCCTCCTGGTCCTCCAGTAGCGTAACCCATAGCTGCGCCACCAGCGCCTTGTAGAAGGCCCTGAAGGATATCGTTCCAACCTTTATTCTTTTCTCTAGCATTGTTATAGGCTAGCTGAGATTCTGTTCCGTATAGGTTGGATAAATCACCTGTATAACCTTGGGTAGCGCCAAGGCCTGTATCAAACAAGCTCTTATTATTATTAAAGTATTGCTGCATTTGATCGCTCTGTAAGGCTGCCGCAAGTCGTCCGCCGCCAAGTTGCTGGCTAGGGGTGCCCATCATGCCTTGGCCCCTAGCATAATTTCTTTGCTGCCTGAGCGCTGCGTCCATAGCCATTTTCTGGCCCGGTGATTGATTGAAGTCGCTCATCCATTGATTTTGAAGCGAAGACGGGTCCATACCACCTTGAAGATATGGGCTATAGTTTTCAGTTAACATAGGCTCTATCTTGTCTAGATAGGGCATTGCATCTTCCATTGCGTTTCTTGGGTTACTGAATGGCCACATAATTAATTCCTTTTAAGTTCTCACTACTTAAGTGCTGGTTACCGTTTCTATCGCTCCTGGCGTCGGCGGCATTATGATTGCCTGCAGCGACTTGAATTGAAGCTTATTTATATCTGTATTATACCAAAGCGTTCCAATTGGGATATTTTGGTCATCTCTATATACGGTTATTTCTGCAGTCGTTTTTCTTGGCAACTGCAATCCCGTATTAAAATACTCTACTACCTGGCTTAATATTTGATACGTTAAGTCATTATACAACTGAGCATTAACGGTTAATTGTCCCCTCTCATCAGTATAAGCCATATTGAAGAAAGGAGGTAAGCTAGGTATCTGTGTATTTGCCATTAATATATTTCCAAGGTTCCGTCATGCGTTACGAATCTATTAAATCCCCAGAACCTAAGCTGTATTGTAAATTCATTTGCCTGACCCATTCTATGCCAGCGTATTTGGTTCCTAAAGTGCGACATAGGGTTTAGCTCACGCCTGACTACATTGCTAAAAGATTGGTTGCCATTCTTAGAAAATGACATATCCACGGCAGGCCTGTTCTCAAAGAAATTGCACGACCCCATTTCATCAAGCATATTAAGTCCGGTTTCACTTATAATTTGTATTCCGGTTTCGCTTATAAGTAATCCATCGCAAAACTCTTCTTCAAAAAAGTCATTAACGCCTTGCTCTATCCAGAATGTAAACATCCCACATCTAAATGTTTTGCTGTCCTCATTTCTCACTGGCTTACATATTCTTATTCTTGGGATTGCTAGGCCTTCATCATTTGGATCGGTTGAATAGCTATACGTGTTAAATTCATCGCCTATCTCATAGATTGAAGCATCCTTCAAGGATATGAAGTAAGACTTCTCATTGAAATAAACCACGTCTCTTGCTATGTGGTAATTGAGATTCTCATCAGACAGATGGAAGAACTGATTATTGTTAAAATCATGTATCAATGTAAGGTTGTCAACTGGATTAAAGAATGTAAGCTGATAGAACAAATGACCATTCTGCCTAAAGAAGAACGCTGTAGATTGTTCAGGGTACTGAATAGTCTCCATCAGGTGGTCTATGCCATCCGTCGATATTTGTTTGGTCTCAGCGCCATTGGTAACCATAATGACAGGGCTATTAGCCTCATTAACCGCTAACCAAGCTATCGTATCCTCACCTGCCGCAATCGTTGAGATTGAAATACAGCCATTATCGATATTATAAGAGGATACTCTGGTATAGACCCTATCTACCCCCCCAACAGGCTCAGCGCCGGTAAACGTCCATATTTCAGATACGGAACGCCCAAGGACAATCACATTGTTACCGCGTCCAGGGACTCTTCTGACGGCTATCGCGCTATCTGGCTTGGTAGATATAGATTGAGTTGAATTAATTATAATCGATGTCGATGTTTCAAATTCAAATGAATACCAATTTTGGTTATTAATACTCTGAATGGCAGACGCTATTAAAAATAATCCATTATGCGAAGAAACATATCCGGGCGTTATTTCATTACTGTCTTCGTCCATCAAAATCTGTACATTGAACGAATCGGAAGGAGGGTTAATTGTGTACGAATATATATAGGCATTCAAACCATCTACCAAGACTATCTGACCCTCTAAGTTTTCGTCTATAAAAACTTCCCCACGAGATGTAGTTATAGAATCAATAAATATAGGCGCCAGATTGGCATTTAATCTATACACCGCAGAGCCAATAACGGCTATTAAAAATCCACCTCGAACAGAACGGAAGATTGCCCGCCCTTCTCCCGTTAAAGATGCCAAAGCAACTTTCTTATAACCAGGAAAGGAAATCATCCAACCATCTGAGATATACATGTTGTAAGTCTTTTCAAGCGAAATCTTAGGCCATACACCAAATGTGCTAGACCCTACTATATTGATTGGCGCTTGCGTTGACGATTCTGTTGACATTAAAACCCACCTTGTTTAACGTATCGTATAGCTCTGTACATTCTTATTGGGTCATCCTTAAATTTTCCTATTGCCGTATTACAACTATGGCACAATAATCCTCTTACTTCCCTTGTAGTATGACAGTGATCTATTGTCAATCTACTGGTCTTTTTTGTTGTTCCATCTATTCTGGTCTCTGGTTGAAGACAAATGGAACATTTATCATTTTGCTTCTCTCGCATCAAATGGTATTGTTCCATTGTAATACCACGAGAATCGCATACTTTTTTTAAACTTAAAAGAGAACCATACTTTTCTTTTCTTTTTTGATATTCTATTTTATCGATTTCTTCCCATTTTTTAGGGTTTTTCTTCTTATTCTCTTGTCGCCATTCCCTTCGGCATATATTGCATCTATCATTACTGCCTCGATCTTTAGGATCTAATTTCCCATGTTTATGACATTCATAAAGATCGCCTATCGATCTATTATTTGAACATATTTTGCATGTTCCATTTTGGTTTATAAAATCAACTTCTAACTTTCCATGAATTTCACATTCAAATTCACTCTTAACCCTTGACGCAATCCTACATAACTTACATCTTCTTACTAAATTTCCTTTTCGGCCATTTTGTTGAATATAACATTGCTCATCGGTTAATGTGCCGTGTACTTTACATATCTTTGGGGTGTTAAACATATACTTCTCCTAAAAAGGAAATAGTATAACACAAAGGCCCACATTTTCCACGTCCTTTTAAGGTACATTGAACCCTCTCCCAAGGTTGATCCAGGCCCAACTATATGTATTTCTCTGACTATTCAAGCATGAAATCTTATCAAGCCTTAAATCTAACAATCTAGATTTCTTATTGATCCAGCTCTCATACTTTCCTAATTGACGCATAACGCCAGCAGGGGTTTCATAATTATATTCCGCACAAATTCTATCGGCTAAAGCATATTTCAAATACGTTATAAAAAACATGTCCAATGTAAGACTTAAGTCTTGACCTAATGCGACCTCAGATAACCTAAAGGTTCCATGTATCTCCATTGGGTAGGCTTGGTCGGGCTCGAAATAAATATATAGATTGCCGCCGCCAAACTGTCTTTCAAAGTACCATTGATTAGGAAGGGTCTTAATATTCTCCACCCGATTAGAGCCGAAGTAAGCATTACGCTTTGTATAAGCCATACTAAACCGAACCGAATTCAAAAAGAAAACGAGGGTATCAATTTGAATTAGATTCGGAATCGTATATTTTTCTTGGCCCGGAACCGCATTGAAGTCATAAGTGGTTTCATATGGAATCATTCCATCATCTACCACCTTCTCATCAATGATTTCATTGAGCCAAGAGAGGCCATCCCCTATCTGCTGTCCACTAACCGTTTCAAACTCTCTAGAAACAACTCCTGAGGCATAGAAAGCGTTTGCTATAAGTTGATTTGTTGTATACGCCATAGGGGATCTCCTTTATAGATTATCTCTATATCCAGACACTAGTAGCGCCAACGCATCTGAAGCAGAAGTTTCCTTATGCTCAATCGTTGGAACACCTGAGTTTAGAGCGCAAGGAACAACTGCCATACCTTGTTGCTCTGCTGCTACACCATATCCAAATACAACCATCGCTGCTGTCGGCGTTGAGCCAAATGGGCCCATATTGACGACGTTCGTTGCGCTATTAGCCGTGTATTGAACCTTAAGGAAGGATTCACAAGATAATGGAGGAACACCTGCTGCAAGTGATTGTGTTGCGTATGCAGTACCCGTCGTAATGGCAGGTGTTGCAATTGGCGTGTCATACCACATATCTTTAGCGCCACCATTTCCATATTGCCAGAACTTAAGAACATGAGATCCACTATCGGTCAGGACGAAACCTACGCGACGGTACATATCATAACCAAAAGGCAATGAGGGCTGGGAAGCATTTAAAGATAGCAAGCTGGCCGTTGGTTGGTATTCTGTGGAATCACCAATGACGTAAACAGCATAAAAACTTGATGCTACTGCAGCTGCAATATCAACACCATTGGCGCCGACTGAAGTAATTGTATTAGTTACTAAAGCTGGTAATACAATGTCATTGATATCGTTGCTATTAGAAGCAGCGCCTGCTGCCATGGTAAAAGTCGTTGTGCTTGCCCATGCAAGCTGAAGACCGTTCACATAAGCGAGGCGGGCATTCACAATTGGGGTATTAACTGTCATAACAGTCTCCTATTTTTTAATTCGTTGCGAGGGGAATGTATTGAGTTCATCATATTGGCAACGCTACGAGCATACTGTATTCATCCACGAGTGTAGATCCCCATATGCAATCAGTCACATAACCACGCTGATTTTGACCAAATAACGAACCGTAGTAACTTCTTAAAGAAGCACCGGAATCTGGGTCAGTGGCAATACCAGTTGGATATGGAACTTCTTCTGGCAATCTTGGCATTGCTAAGAACATTGGGTCACCAGAGTAAATCAGACCGCAACGGTGGCTTGGCAATACAGTTGCCTGCATTCCAGCAACAATTGGTGTATTAATGTTTTGATCTTGTCCCGAATTAACTTGTAATGGAGGATAGATACTAACAGTAACTTGATTGCCACCTGTTGAAGCTGCTTGCGCTGTAGCACGGAACTGCACAGGGTTTTGAGATATTTTGTGACCAATGAAGGTTAAATATCTTAGATTTGTGAAACCGCTCACACCATCACTAAACTGGAATTTATCATAAGCTTGAACAGAGTTTGGATCGTTCGCAGCATTAGTTCCTGAGAAAGTGATTGCAGTCACAGCACCATTCGCATCAAGCGTCGTAGACACAACGGTTAATGTTGAAGCCTCGTTACCTTCCGTTCCAGAAATGTGAGTCTTTAACAGGTTAGATTGGTACCATTCACACTTGCTGAATTCACCAATTTCCCATGACATAGCCTCACGATTACCTCTATCAAGCGTAAATTGGTTTAAACCAGAGTTTACGATTAATGGGAAGGTTAAATCTGATAGGAAACCTTTAGTATCCATTACAGCTGCGCCATAATTTCTAAAGAAAGCTAGTGCATTAGCTAATTGTAAATATGAGTTGATTGGATTAACTCCGTCCCCATAGAAACGATAAGTATTGGTTTCAGCAAGTTGTGCAATATTGGATTCAATTTGAGTTCCAATTTCTGATACGGCCGACTGACCAAATCTTTCCATGTAATCTCTGACATTGAAAATAAATTGTTGGGCAGTGAACTCATATGCAGTTGAAACTTGTTGGTTTACCGTCAAAGTTTGAACACGCTGAACTGCAGGCTGGAACGTAACAACCAGTGAGTTCGTTGTGGTAAAACGAGGAGGTAAATCAAATGACACAGTATCGCCTAAATTTTTAGGAACTGAATCATTGAATCCAATGAATTTCTTATTGGTAGTGCTTATAAAGCAGAACGAGTTTAAAAGAAGCGCGAGGTTACTCTCGTTATAGGTAATAACCTGTTGCAAGATGTTATTAGTTGACATTGCAATCTCCGTTTGCGTTTAACAAAGGGAGCAATGGCAAACTGGTTCGTTCTACCCTCTAAGCGTTAGCCTTTAAGTTTTTAACCTCTAAGCCAAGGCTGCGAGCGTAAATCCCGAATTGTCATCTGACCATTGCTACC